CCGTCCACCTGGTTTTTCATTTGGCAATGCTTTCACTTCATTGCGCTCCAATAAGTATTGGTATATCAATCCCCACATTGGGTATTCCGGCATCCTTCCAAACTGTTGGATGTAGTTGATGGTCCAATCATACATGAACTTGCTGTCAATTGGATTGCTTGGAGCTTCCAATTGCTTTGGTTGGAATGCAGGTTCAGCAGCCTTTGTTCGCTGTGTTTGAATAAATGCCCGAAGCACTTCACCAACAACCTTTGGTGATAGCTGTTGGCCGTAGGTTGACAAAGCCAATGGCTTGTTATTCAAATTCAAGGTGCCAGATGCAGCCTTCTGGAATGCTGTGACCAATTTAAAATCATCAATGTGCGGAAATTCTGCTTCAACAAATCTGCTGATTATATCAATCAGCATCTGACCTGTGTGATTGCGTTCAAATGCTTTGCAGCCTACCAATAATGGCAGCTTGTGGATTGTTGCTTGTTGTATCATTTCTTTTCTCTGTGTAGTTTTTCAATTGTTTGGAATATAGGCAAAATTAACTGTGGCACCACAGCATTGCCGTATGCTTTTATGCTTTCGTTTCGCCATTTAGGAAAGGTGATATTGTCCAATCTGTTGGGAAGCCCATCATTTCCGCCACAAATTGCGGATTCAGTTGGGAAGTCTTGCCAGGTTCCAATCTGTTCGTCACGTGTGCTTGCAGACACGTTCCACCTTGTTTGAATTTTGTCTGCTGTTGGTGTGCTGTTGGTGTTGGCAGCAGGTTCTGTTGATTCATCTGATTCACTTTCGCAGGTAGGTCCATGCTTCCATCCTTCGCCTGTCCTTGTGGACCTTTCCAATCGCGTGATTGAACTGTTGGCAGCATCCCGTGAAAATCCATGAAGTCCATCAATCCGTTTGGTCTGCTTTCCCCTATATTTCTGCTGCCTGTTGTCTTTGCTCCTGTTGCCCTTAGTTTCTTCACTCGGTCCTTGTAATGTATTTCTGTTGACAATGGTGTTGGCAGCATATCCGACAATGAAGATTCTGTCTCTTCGGTGTGGTGCGTTGACACCTGCAGCTGGCAATAATATCGGTTGTACTTCGTAGCCTTCAGCTTCCAAGTCAGCACACACCTGCTCGAAGACCAAACCGCCATCGATTGTAAGTAATCCACGAACATTCTCTGCCACCACGTATGTTGGTCGAATCTGTTGAATTGCTCGAAGCATTTCGTGCCACAGATAGCGTTCATCATCTTTCCCTTTCCGCTTTCCTGCAAGGCTGAATGGTTGGCATGGGAATCCACCTGTGATGATGTCGATGTCTCCGTTGTGAATAGTGTAGTCTGTTTTGATGATGTCATGATATGATATTGATTTTGGAAAATGATGTTTTAAAATTTTTTGACCAAATTCGTTCCATTCTGTGTGGAACACATTAGTCCAATTCATCCATTGTGCAGCAAGGTCAAATCCACCAATGCCAGAGAATAGTGATTCGTGTCTCATTCGATTAGTTTAACTTGATATCGTTTCATCTTCTTTGGTTTGGTTTAATAATTGCCTATGATAATCTTTCAACAATTCCTCAAGTATCAGAACACTTGCAGGTAGACTTTCCGATTGCATCAATAATTCAGCTATATCACTTAGCGTATATTCTTTATCTTCACTCATCTTCTTTGGTTTGGTTTAAAAGAGCGGGTGGGCATATGTTACCACCATTATCACCGAGTTGATTCTAGTATTTACGGCTGTTTATACATCCGCTAAGATGTTTCTACTCTTTAGGTTTAATGTTAAGTCTATTTTAATGACAATGCTTTTATTATACATTGCCTTAAATATTTCTTCGTGAGATATGCATTTTAAAACAACATTCATACTGTCATCCAATTGTTCGTTTTCGATAACTTCCCTACCTTCTTTAATTCGCTTTACTTCTATTCTCGGTCTTGGGTTAATTAATGTTGGTGGTTTCCCTACTTGGTTTAATCCAAAACAAATTTCTCCTTTTCTATCGAACCAAGTAAAATCTTCTTCCATTACCGATTTTCCAGATGCTATCTTCTGCAAAATATTTGTATCAGTATTGTGAAAGTATCGGTGGTCAAGATTAACCATAGTTGATATAGTGTGTCCTTTTGCCATTTCAAACTTCATTGTTTTGCAGTTCAAAATATGTTTGATATAGCCTTTATCCAAAAGCATTTGTTCAAATTGTGTCATTCGATTAGTTTATTTGGTTCACTTGGTTCATCTGCTTCAAAGTCAAATTGGAAACCATCATCATCCGTGTCTTTTATTCTTCGAATCCAGGACAGCACCGCAGCCTTCCAATTCACCATCGGCACCTGTCCTATCATCCAACCTTTGCTTTCATAATATAACCAAAACTTTTCAGATTCGCCCATGTTTCTGCATCCGCAATGATACATCCAATCTTTAATTTCATCAACGCTTGGATGGCTGATTTCATTCTCATTCACATTAGCATTTACATTACCATTTACATTACCATTTACATTACCATTAGGTTTTACACTTGTATAACCTAACTGATTCAATGGTTCTGGTTTGGTTACATCTAGGTTATGGTTTGGTTTTGGTTTGGTTTTAGTTAGGTTACGTTTAGGTTTCGGTTTGGTTATTTTTGAACTTGGTCTGCCACCTTTTTGACCATTGTTGTATCTGGCAATGTTTGCATCAAGTTGTGGCTTGATTAGACGAAATGCCAACTTTGGCGTGCCTTCCAAACATGGTTCTGCAAAGTTCAAAGCATAGTCGCAAATCGCATCAAACATGGCACATTTTTCTTCCGGTGATAGGTCTTCAGCAGCTTCGAAGAATGACCTATAGAATATGAAACTATCTCTCATTTGATGAAATATTTTGTGCCTTCTTTGTAAAATCTGAAACCAAGTGACCGAAGTATTTCAGTCAATTCTGCAACTGTATATTTATCGTCAAACATCAAATCATTGTCGATGCGCTTGATGTTGTGGATGACAGATGCATGGTTCATTTCTGCCTTGTCTGCAATTCTCACAATAGACAATGCTGTTTCCATTTCCGGCTGTCGTAATAGCCAGAACCATACTGCTCTGGCTTTCACGATGTGTGCTTTCCTGTCACGTGCAAACATCATTTCACGTGTCACGCCATAATATTGCAAGATGGCATTGGTGATGTTTTCAATGTTCACACCTTGCCTGTTGGCCAATGGTGCATTCACGACATGGTCTATCAATTGTGACCTGTACACATCGACTAATTTATCAATGCTGCCCTTCTGTATCTCTGATAATTCTTCTTTCACTTCTCTTTTTCTTTTACTATTAATAGTTCAATTAAATTCATCCAATCTTCAAACTTCATTGCCACAAAGTCTAGCTGATGGTTCTTGGTAAACACAACAACAGGTGTTCTGCCATCAATGGCCGCATCATCCTGTGATTGCTTCAATGCGCTCCAGATGTTCAGCCTTTCTTGGTTCTTACATTCAAAGCTGAACTGTGCCAATGGCCCTTCCAAATCAATGATGTCACCTTTGATGGTCATGCCACCAGACATTGGTGTTCTTCGCACATTGGTGCCGAATCGTTCATTCAATCTGTTGGCCACCTTTCGTTCAAATCGTTTGCCTTTGTCGTTTGCGTTCACCATGTCTTCAATTGTTTTCTGTTAACAAACCAAACAAGACCATTTCCAAGGTCTTTTCTTCCTGCTTCTTCAATCATTTCCTTGGTTGCATAGCCAACAATATCAACTGTGCGGCCATCTACAATGGCCAGAACATAGACATCATGCAGCAGCTTTGGGACAATCAAGTTTCCATCACTTCTATCTGTTGCCTTGATGTCAATGGTTGAACCATCTTTGCTGATGAAATCAAACGAATCTTTTTGAAGATTGCTGATGATGTCCAGGTGCAGATTGAACTGCTTGCTGAATGCGTATTCTGCACAGAATCCAATTCTGCTTGCCTTCCTTTTATCAATGATGGTTGTGTCTGTTCCACAGCCTTGCCAATATCGCATTGATGCAATCATATCACACATTGCCAATTGTCTTTGTGATAGTGTGATTTTCATGCTTTCAAGATTTGGTCCAGATATTCCTTTGCCTGTGCTAATCTTTCAACCAATTCCTGTTGCATCTCATTATCAGCAGGCACATTGATGATGACCATTCTGAATGCTTCTGATTCAATCCTTGGGTCAAAACTGATGAAATCACACGATGTGGCACCTGTTGCAAGCATACATCCTTGCATCTGCCAGATGTACTTCTTGTCAATTTCTTGATTGATGACATTCTTCAAATGGTTGGCTGTGTTGTATGGGCATTTGATTTCAATCAACTTGTTGCTGTCCTTCACTTTGCCATCTGGTGAGCCACCGGAATAGTCTGAAATCTCGCAGAATCCAAGTTCTTCAACTTCACATCCTGTGCGCTTTTCATATTCCTGTCTGGCCACATCTTCAAATTCATTTCCATGGTCCAATGCTGCACCAAATATTTGCACACGTTGTCCTGTCAGTTGTTCTGCTGCAACTTCCATCATGTAACTTATGGCTGTGCCGCCAAAGATTTCATCCTTCTTGCGGCCTTTAGTCATCAAATCACCAAACCTGGATGCTGTGAACTTGCCCAATCTGGCTGCAAACCATTCTTCTGTCTGCTGTAGTTCTGTCTTTTCTTCGAATATGTCCATGATTACTTGGTTTTATTTGCTGTGAAGTCATCAGATTCATCCTGCCCGTAAACACTATGCTGATAAAATCCCGAAAGTTTAAGGCAGATTCTGCTCAAAGAACGCTTTTCGGCCATAGCCACAGGATATTTTTGCCGTGTGTTATCTGGTGCAGATTCGCCATAGGTTTCAATGGTGATGATTTCGCCATCTGAAC